GGTATACAGGGCTTTCTTGTGGCATTGTTTGTAGTAGCTGTACTAGTTGTGCTACTTCGTACTCACGAGCAATAATGCCTAGCGTACTGGTAGCTACAAACTTATAGTCATTAACTGGGAACAACTCTGGCTCAAACTGCATATAGCGCCACGCAGCTTTTTCAATAAAAGGCAGTAAGAACGCTTCTTGGAAGTTCACTAACGTTCGCTTCTGGCGTTTAATAATCCCACCTAAACTCATAGAGCTACCTGCTGACGTTGTGCCACCGCCGTTCATAGCCTGTTGAGCTGTGTCTAAGCTGCCTGTAGCAGCCTGTACCATACGCTGTAGAGCTTCTGCTTGAGCAAAGGTTATTTGATTAACCTGTCCAAAGTTAAAAGGCTGTAACACTTCAGCAGGGTTTCCGTTAGTTAGAAGCAGCTTACCTGCCTTAACCTCTGGTTTAATGCCTCTAGGCATCCGTGTAGCGTCCATAGCAAGCATTGGATGTACAGTTAGGGCTAGAGCATCAATCCTTGCTCTTAACTCAGCATCAAGCGCTTTTTGACTGTTAAAGCCCTTCTCGCACACGCCCATGCCCCAGAAACGGCTAGGAACTACGTCCCAAGGAAAAGCCACTACAGGACGGTCTTCCATCATGTACGGAGATGCTTCAGCTTTTAACAAATGACCACCGTTAGCTATAACGACAATAGCCTCAACGTAGTAGTTCTCTCTTCCTTCGTCATCTGTTTCACTGTCGAAGTTGACCATGTCTTCGTCTTCTTCGTCAAAAGCATTCTCAAGCATATGTCTAGGCACTAAACCATAGTATTTAGTCAGCCTAACCTTGTCCTCTGGCTGCTGACTTAACTCTTCATCAGGCTCTAAGTCTAAGTCTGAAGCTGCTGTGCCAATGTAGCCTTTCTTGTATACACCTTCTTCTTGTAACTGCTCTACTAAGTGTGAAGACACATACTCATCAATAGCTACACCTACAGCGCTTTCTATGTCTGTAGCTACAGGGTCTATAAGAAAGTTTTGTGGCTGTATAGGACGTAGCTTCACCACAGTACGGTCACGGACGTTAACGCCTACAGCGGTCATAGCGCCTTCCATGACTGGTTCGGTTGCAGGAACCATCTCTTTTTTCTTTTCTAATACAATCTCACCAATACCTGTGCCGTATACAGCAGCGTTAATGAGACATTCGCCTACAGCTTTTCTTATTTTATTTTTAGCAAACTCTTGAGACAGAGCTTCACGCAAAAAGCGTACATCACTTTTATCTGTATCGCCTAGATCATCTTCAATATCAAAGAATTTACCACGACCAAACGTAGCCTCTTCAATGTCAGCTACGTTATTCTCTACCGCCTGTAAAAGAGCAGGGCTAACTATCTTGCTTCTTTCGCTTTCTCTTGTCTTATCTTCATCTGACCAAATACCACGCCACAGACGATAGTATTCATCAAACTTCCTATCGTAGTTGCTCTCAAAGAACTCACGCCAATCGTCAACTTTATACATCACCCAGTCTTCTAGGTTCTCTTCAAGCATCTTTACTGAGTCTTCAGTATAATCTTCCATATCAATATCCTGTATAAGAATCAAGAGATTCTGCGTAGTCGTCTATTTGATAGCCCCAGTCGTAAGCTACGTTAGCTAATTGGTCAATATACGCTAGTGAGTCCACGGTATCGTCATGCACTAAATGGTTAGGGAACTGAAACAATTCATCCATAAACTGTATGTTCCATTCTCCTTTGTTTAGCGTTATATGTCCGTTTTCAAACCTACCCTGCAAAGCCCACATAATCCTATCAGTCTTTTTCTTGTTTCCGTGGCTAAGTTCTTCAACTCTAAAGTATTTGTTATAGCGCCTCATTAAGTCAGTGATAGGAGACATTACTGCCTGTCTGCTAATACCTTTCTCAATACCTACTGCTATTGGTTGATGTTCTTTAACAGCGTCAAATATACGTGCTGCTGTCTCATCTAACGTCCATCTACCAATAATAATGTCCTTTACCCACCAACCGTTTTCACTAACCTTTACAACAGCTATAGAACTGTTATCTAAACGTTTGTTGCTTTTCTTACCAAGCTCTTCAAAACCTGCTAAGTCACAAGCTATATAGTAATCGCCTTCTGGCTCTTCTTCGTTAAACTTAACCCAATCTTCTTTAAACATCTCAGAGCCTCTAGCTTCAAACGAAGCCATAAACTCTTGCCTAAAGGCGTAACTAGACAATGTACGTTTAGCGCTGTCTATTTCTGTAGGGTCTATTAGAGGGTTGTCGTAGCTTGTAAAGTGCCACGCATTATAGTCCTCTAACTTACCTACTGACGCTTCTGAGTAAAGATCATAGAAATGATTCCTACCCATTGGCGTACCAATAAACAATGCCTGTCCTTTTAAGTCACTCAAAGCAGGACGTAATATCAACTCCCACACTTCAGGCTTAAAGTCAGCAAACTCGTCAAGCACAACATAGCTTAACGAGACACCACGCATTGTTTCAGGACGGTCACTTCCTTTTAACGATATAGAAGCACCATTTACTAATTTTAGAGTTAGGTTGTTAACATGGCTATGTGTAATAACGCCCTGACCTAACTCAAGCAGCATATCCCAAATAACGTCTCTAGCTTGGCCCTGCGTCGGCGCTACATAGAAGACTTTTCCATTCTTAGACGATAGTGCCTTAACTAACAACAATGAAGCTGCTAATCTGGTCTTACCAGTTCGTCTACCTGCTGCTACAACCTTAAACCTAGACTCATCCGTCCACACCTCTTGCTGCCACGGAAGCAGGTTTATTTCTAACTCTTGTGTTGCTGACACTTAGTACGTCCAAACCACTTGTGGCGAACTGCGTATATCTACGTGTATAAAGCCTCTAGCAACACCAATACCGTTAAAACCTAATGCAATAGCGTTACGAATAATTGTAGCTCTTTCAACGCCGTTACTAACACCTATATCTGCTGCTATACCCTGTGTATGTACACCACCTTTACTTTTCTTAGCTTCAGCAGGGTGTGTAATGTCTCTATAGCCACTGGTTATAACAAAAGGGAAGTCACACGCTTCTCTTAACGCATCTAACTTATTAATGAATTCAGGTTTTATTTCATTTTTACCTGTATGCTTACACGCAAATTCATTTAACTCAAAGTATTTAAACGTCATCTTCTAATTCACCGTCTATAGTTTCACCTATATTGATAGGATTGTCTGTTTCTAAACCATTAATTGTAATGCTTACAGCAGCTCTACCATTGCTTAACTTATCTTTTTCAAAATAAGACAACGGCATAATTCTATCAACAATTAGTTTCCACGCAGCAGATTGATTTTTGTGGTCATCGTCTAAAGCAGCGTTAAAGATTGAATCCATTACTTCTCGGCTCTTAGGACTAGCTAACATCCTAGCTTTATACTCTTCAATTGCTGAAGCATCACCTCTAGGACGACCTACTTTACCTCTATTGCCTTTTTTGTTAGACTCTATTTTTGCTTTAGGTGGACGACCTCTCTTTTTCTTTATTAAAGTCGTCATTTTAACCAATTCTCTATATCTTTAGTGAGCTGTAAACAGTAATAACAAAAAACTGTTACTACAGTAAGTGTTAAACCAACTGCTATTTTAAACAGTAGCATTGTTTTATCCTCTTTAGGAACGTTAAAGTTATTTGATCCTTAGAACTGGGTAGTATTTATAGCATACTTTTGCTCAAATGTCAAGTCTTTTTGTTAACTATTTCACTGTTAACGACTATGCGGATTTATCGTTATTAAATTGTCTCCGCAGTCGCAATCATTTCCTCAATTAATACAGTTAGTTACGTTGTTATTGATTATATAATCTTTTTTGCTATTTTTGTTAATATTAACGATGCTAAATCCAACTATTTTGTGTTTGGTAGCCTACCGTTATAATTACTCCGACAGCGTTAACACCCCCGCCCTTCAAAGACAACCCCGCCTACTTATCCACAGCTTATCCACAGGCTCAGAAGTTATCCACAGGTTATGCACAAGTTATCCACAGCTTATGCACAGGCTAAATAGTTATCCACAATCTGCATAGTTGGCATAGTTTTTGCTTGTCAATATTGTCTGCAGAGTTGGCACGTTTATTGCTTGGGTTGACAAGTGTATGTTTCTATGCGCGTACCTAATTGGCATAATTATTGCATAGCACTCCACAGTCAACACTGGCATAGTTATTGCATACCATCAAAACACCTAGCAACTACCGTGCCAAGTTTATACATAGGTGTTAGAGCTTCAGAGAGGCGCTGTATTAAACTTTATTGATAGGCTATAAAAGTGCATAGGGTATCGTTAGAAAGTCGCTTAGAAAGCAAAATTAAAAAGTACCACTAATAGAGCGCCTATTTAAGGCGTTATTGGAGTGCCTAATAAATAGTTAAATAAAATGCTAAATAAAGGTTGCAATCGACCGACAAAGGAGTAGTATTACAAATGTGGTTGAGGTTAACCACTTACGCCAGACGTTCACACTGGAAGAGACATAAAAAAAGGGTGAGCTGATACGCAAGATCAAAACTCAGTATATACGTATCCATCTAGTCGGTAAGAAGCCATAGCAACCCTTACATAAGACACGGTTATCAAGATGGACTGAGTAGAGAGAGGGCATATTATAGGCTCTTAAACGAGCTGTTAAAGCTACACGATTGCAGCTATGGCTGTATGAATCAGAGGTTTTACCAGAGAGGTCGTTTAAAGACATTGAGCCGTTAAAGAGTTTAGTTTATAAAAGCCGAGAATGCCTTTTAGGTTGTCGTAAGGAATAAATAAACTTCGCAATTTATTGCAATCTCTTGACGGCTTAGTGTCTACCTATATAGCTATCTTATGATGGCTATATAAGTAGACATTGACGGAGTTAAAAAAATGAAGATACCACTTAAAAAGTTAAGAAGAATTAAGCGCCACATTATGACGTATGAAGAATGCGTTCATGTTGGTCGTAAGCATCATAACGATGATAAATTCTGTTCAGTCGTTGCCATGTCTGTGGCTTGCGACATTGCCTTTAGCCGAGCAAGAGCTATCATGGCTAAGATGATTAATAGAACTAATGGCAAAGGAACATATCCCGCGCAAGTCCATAAGCTGTTGGATTTAATGGGCTATAAGTGCGAGTATGTCTCTATACGCTCCAAGACGTTAAAGACAGCTCAAAGGGAGCTAGCGAATACAAAAGGCGCTTACTATCTTTATACACGCGGTCATGTCAGTTGTGTTAAAGACGGCGTCATGCAAGACTGGGCGCGCAATGACATTAGACCTAGTAACAAACGGATAGAAAGCGTTTACAAAATCACACCAACCAACGAAGTTATTCGATACTAAAAAAGGAGCTATAACAATGAATAAATTTAACTACAATATTGTTGACGAAAACGGAGTTTGTTATTTATCAGTTGAAAGCAGTTTTACAAATTTAACTAAGGACGAATACGCTAAAAAGTTTATTGTTCCGTTGCTGTCCTCATTAGCTGAATATCATAAAGTTGATAAATTACTATATTGCTAGTCGAAACGCTCTAACGAGCGTCGCAGGAGCATTTACCCGCTCTTGCCTGATGAGACAGGTTAAACACA